AAGCTCTTTCATATCAACTCCAGTCAGCGTTGCTGAAAGTAGTATAACGACAACTGAAATTGTTATAACACAGTTAGTTACACAATCTGGATCAGTATTCGTAACACAATCAGGTGACAACTTAGTTGTCCGTAAGGAGACCGCAATATAATGGCAAATACAACACTCAGCCAATTAACATCTATCGTAGGCGCAGACGTAGCCCCAACAGATTCCTTTCTTATCTATGATGTAAGCGCTAATGCTGAAAAGCAAATTACTTCTGGCGAATTGAAAATTATGATTGGTAACGGACAGTTTACATTTACTACATCTGGAACATCTGATGGATTGACCGTAACAAACACAGATGAAGGTAGTGCTGCAGCCCCTAATATTGTGTTTTATAGAAACAGCGCCACGCCGGCATCAAGCGATACAATTGGTAACATTGTATTTAGAGGTAAAAGTTCAACTGGAATAAACAGAAACTACGCAGGAATTTATACCTCGATTACAAGCCCAACTAATGCAGTTGAATCTGGAAGTATTGCATTTCATACAATGGAATCTGGCACACTTAGCGAGCGTGTAAGAATTACTTCTACAGGTAATGTCGGTATTGGTACGATTTCACCGACAAGTGCATTAACCGTATCACAAGAACTCAATGGTGGTGGCCCTACAATTGAAATTGCAAACCCGTATTACTTAGAAACAAGCACCGATGAGAGAGTAGACTTTCAAGGGTCGTTTTACCAAAACGACGTAGCATCATTGCAATCCGCCGGTTCTGTGCGTTTTGGTAAAGCCGGTGACTTTTCAAACAACGCAAGTGCTTCATCGTTTATGTCATTTACAACAATAAACGCTGGAACACTCTCGGAAAAGATGCGGATCACTTCAACTGGCAGCGTGGGTATTGGAAACACTTCACCAGATACTGATGCAATATTACAACTTGATAGCACAACACGAGGCTTCCTACCACCTCGTATGAATGTAGCACAGCGCGATGCTATAACGACTCCTCCTGCTGGACTTATGATATATAATACAGATACAAACAAACTTAACTTCTCTAACGGCAGCGTATGGCAAGTTATAACATCAGCTTAAGGGTAATAAATGAAACTGATTACGAGCAAATTTAAAACACATTCCGCTAAGCAGTTTGTTGAGTCTCTTACTGAGCCGCAAAACACTATCTATTACATTGGTGCACATCGAAACTTACCGTTTATAAGCGATTCACTTCCGCCTGAACCAATTAATAGTGTTAACACTACGCACTATGATATGTACGACGAACTTATATTCGGTAAACGTGTGCTGAGTACAGACGTTGTACACATGATTAGAAACATTCCTTGGTTATCAGGTACAGTGTATGACATGTACGATTCAAGAACAGTTGATCTTGAATCTAAGAATTTCTACGTAACTTCACCAGAAGCAAGTGAATATCACGTCTTTAAGTGTCTGAATAATAATGGTGCGGCGCCATCAACTGCACAGCCAAGAAGATCAGAAACATCTCCAGATGATGATTTTTATGTTACGTCTGATGGTTATCAGTGGAAATACATGTATACTATCACAGCCCCGCAATGGGAAAAATTTGCAACAACAGAATACGCGCCAGTTTTTGTTAACGCAAGTGTAACAGCAAATGCAGTATCCGGATCGATTGATACAATCATCATTGAGAACGGCGGCTCGTCATATCGTAGTTACGCTACAGGTAATATCAAAATCGCTGCACTCGGTGGTGATCCACTTTATTATGCGATTGAAAGTTCTGATGTAACGCTATCAGCAAATGACAGCTTTTATGAAAATTGCTCAATTTACATCGACAGCGGTCCAGGTGATGGTGAAATTCGCACAATTATAGACTATATCACAACTGGCGGCGAACGAGTGGTTGTTGTCGACCATCCTTTTGAAACAGTTCCAAATAGAACAAGCACGTTTACGATTGCTCCACGAGTTTTTATTGCAGGTGATGGGTCAAACGCAAAAGCTCGTGCAGTAGTTAACACTGATAATGGTTCTATTTCAAGCATCGAGATTATCAACAGAGGATCAGATTACTCATTTGCTTCAGTTGAGGTAGTCGGTAACACTGGGACTACATCGGCGGCTACAACGACATCTGCTGTTGCTCGAGCAATTATATCACCACCAAACGGTCATGGCGGAGATATGATCAATGAACTATACTCAAATAAGGTTGGCATTTCTGTAACTTTTTCTGGAACAGAATTAACAACTATTCCTACTGCGAATAAGTTCAGAAAAATATCTCTAATCAAAGATCCTCTTTTTAAAGATGGTAACCTTGAACTTAACTCTACAACAGCTTCCTCAGGCCTTGAAAAAGGTGAAGTAATTACGCAACAATCTACTGGTGCTTTTGCAACGGTAACAGGATTGTCCGCAAATACAGTATCTATCACAAATATTCGAGGATTCTTTGAAACATCTAACACTAATGTAGTTGCAACTGCTGTGATTGGATCAAGTAGTGGAGGTATTGGGTATATCGAATCGATTGATAGATCTTATACAACTTTTGATCAAAGAGACATTTATCAAGTCGAAATACTTGATACCGGTATTCCGGTATATGACGGATTTATTGAAAACGAAATTGTAGCTCAATCCGGCTTATTGCAAACGCTATCTACAAACACTGTTAAACTACGATTAGCTGGCACTGAAACTGCGTACGCATATATTGATGGTGAAACTGTAACACAAAATAATGGCGAGCTTATTTCATCTGGTATTGTGGTATCTCGATATACGAACGTTCTAACCCTGTCAACACCAACCGGTTATTTTAGCGTTAATAACCCGGTAAAAGGTGTTACGTCTGGTGCAAATACTATCGTTGTTGATTATGATAACACATTTGATGCTACTGCAATTGGAAATGTGCAAGAAGTAAATGTTGCTGACACTACCGGAACAATTGCACTTACTGGCAGACACGGCACATTTCTTCTAAGTGACACTGGCACAAACAGTATAAATACTTTTAAGGGTCAAACGTCCCAAGCAATTGCATCATTGACAGGAATTGATTCAAGTAGGAATAAAGTAGTAGACGGAAGTGGTGAAATTATGTACATCGAAAATTTTGCACCAATTAAACGTGATACTGACCAATCTGAACGAATTAAACTCGTCATTGAATTTTAATAGAGGTAATAATAATGGGTCTTAATACTGACTTCAACCAATCACCATACTTTGACGATTTTGATGAATCAAAAAACTTTCATAGAGTGTTGTTTAAGCCTGCAGTTGCCGTACAAGCAAGAGAACTTACTCAGTTACAAACAATTCTGCAAAATCAAATTGAAAGATTTGGTGATAACATTCTCACAGAAGGTACAATCATTCAAGGTGGTAACTTTATTGAAGAACGTAAATTAGCATACGCTAAAATTCTCGATATTGCAAAAAATACTTCTGGTGCAGAAGTAGCCACTGACGTTAATCAATATGTTGGTATGAAGGCAGTTGGACGTCAAAGTGGTGTTGAAGCAATTGTTATCTTTACTGAATATGGTCTCGAATCTCAAGCACCAGATTTAAGCACAATTTATCTTAAATATATTAAGGGCAATGTTGTCGCAAATACAAACATTCGTACTTTTATCGCAGGCGAAGAAATTCAGCTTAAGGTAAAGGATGGCAATGGCGACTATGTAAATGATTATCACCTCGTAACAGTTGCACCAACAACCGTTGACACTAGTCCAATTGGTACTGGATACGGTGTAAGATGTGGTGAGGGTATCATTTACCAAAAAGGTCATTTTGTCAGATTTGAAAATGCTCTCACGATCGTGTCAAAATATTCAAGCGAACCAGATGGACTAGTTGTAGGTTTTCAAACTGAAGAAAGCATTGTCGACAGCAATGAAGATTCTTCTATTCTTGACAACGCAAATGGGTTCAATAACTTTAATGCGCCTGGTGCTGATCGACTAAAACTTGTACCAACATTAGTAGTTAAAACTATTGCTGACGCAAAAGCAGATGAAACCTTTTTTGCTATTCAAGAATATGCAAGTGGTAAAGTAGTTCGTCGTCGATTACAGACCCAATATAGCACAATTGAAAAAGAAATGGAACGCCGCACCGCAGAGGAATCTGGCGACTATGTAGTTTCACGCTTCAATATAAGATCAGATAAAGATCCCGTAAATCCTACTATAACTAATGCATATATTAGTAAAGGTTTAGCGTATGTTGATGGTCAGCGTGTTGAGCTTGTCAATGAAATTAAAATACCTATTGATCAAGCAAACACCTTTTTAACTGTTCAAAATCAAGATATTAATACTAATTATGGTATGTATGTGAATGTGACAAACTATAGTGGTCGCTTTGATTTTACAACGTTCGAACAGGTAAACCTAAGAAGTACAAACGCCTCTGGCACAATTATTGGTACAGCTCGTGTTCGCGCAGTAACACGAGAAAGCGCAACAGAATATCGCCTGTATATTTTCGCCATAGCAATGGGTTCTGGTAATACGTTTGCCGATACGCGCGCTATCACATCGGCGCTAGGTTCAGCAACTGTAACATTAGTTAACTCAAAAGCAGTATTGTCAGATGCATCATTCAATAAACTATTTTTCCCAATTGGAAAATCATTTATTAAATCGGTAGATGAACCTAATACGAGCTTTATCTACAGAACAACCTACGACACAACTATTACATCAAATACTTTTAGCTTCAGTATTACTCCAAATATTTTTCCGTATAATCAAGGTGCTTTAGCTAGTGATGATCTATTTGATTTTATTGTAAGCGCAAAAGATGCAGCTGGTATAATAGTTGCGAATGGAGAGAGTTTAAACATTTCGTCTGCATCGCTTGATATAAATTTAAATACGATTACAATTAATTTAGTTAAAAATCCTGGTACAACTTTACCAATTTCTGTGTATTATAACGCACAAAGAAAGTCTGTTGCGTCTGATTTATTTGATGATAAATTGTTACGAACTGTATATGTAAAAGTTCAAGCCAACACAAATGTGAGTAATACAAGCGGAACATATTCGCTCGGTCTACCAGATGTATATAGCATAGAAGGCGTATGGAGAGGCGCAAATACAACTTCTTGGGCAACGCTTGAAGGTAACGCTACAGATAATAGCGCAAATAACAATGTTTCTTCATCGTTCAGTCTACTTACTAATCAGTATGACGATTACTATGGTCTTTCAAAAATCAAAAAGACCAGATCTTTTACAGTAGGCACAAATGATAAAATTATCGTAAAGGCTAAAGTGTTTAAGAAAGATGATAACATCGGGCACTTCTTTACATGTGATAGTTATCCGGTTAATGATACATTAGCAGTTCTTCCATCAAATGCTATTCGTACTGAAAATATTCCAGCATACACCGCAGCTGATGGCAATAAGTATTACTTGAGAGATGTAATCGACCTTAGACCATACGCGTCAAACACTGCAGTATATTCTGAAACCGCATCTGGCGCGACTATTGACCCTGCGCTTACAGAGACTTTTAGTAATCTTGAATTTCCAGCTCCAAGACAAAAGATCAATACGAAGTATTCGTACTATTTAAGCAGAAAAGATATTTTAGTTGTTGACCAGAATGGTGATTTTCAGTTAGTCAAAGGTGTACCTGGAGAAAATTCTTCATTCCCGCCTGAACCAACAAAAGGTATGTTGCTTGCGAGACTTAGCATCCCGCCATTCCCAACTCTTGATACGAATACTGCAAACGTGCTGAGAAAGCCTGATTACGGTGTATCAATTGAATCAAATCAAACACGCCGATATACGATGAAAGACATTGGTGGAATTGACAAAAGAATTTCAAGTCTTGAGTACTATACATCGCTATCACTTCTTGAAGCTAATGCAAAAGATTTTCAAGTAACAGATGCATCTGGTGCTAATCGTTTTAAGAACGGCATATTCGTCGATAACTTTAAGACTCTATTTTTGGCAGATGTAAATGGCGGCGAATTTGCTGCAGCTATTGATCAACAGCTAAATAATATTACACCTAAGGTTAGACAATATAATCTCGGATTAAAATATCTATCGAGCAACAGCGCAGTTACTACATTTTCAAATAAAGTTGCAACTTTAAGTAAGATTGATTATCCTCTTAATTCAGCATCACAACCGTATGCAACAGCACTTAAAAACTGTACTACAAGTTTCTATAATTATGTTGGTAAGATGCAAATCAATCCGACATACGATCCTGGGCCAGATACGAAAATTGCTCCAGCAATCAATTTTGAAACAGATTTAGCTACACCGTTTATTGATTTTACTGAAGCTTTAAGCGAGTTTATCAATCTAACAACTAGTCAAACTAGGCAGTTAGAAAATCGTGTTCAAACTATTGTACGCGAATTAGAGGTAGGAACAGGAACTTCAACTACACAAAATCTTGGTGACTTTGTTACTAACGTAAACTTTCAACCGTACATGCGCAGTCGCAAAATTCAAATTAGAGTAGTCGGTTTAAGACCAACCACACGATTCTTCTTTTTCTTTGATGGTGTAGATGTTAATAATCATGTCATAAAAGCCGTTGAAGCTGATCTAGCAGAAATTGCAGCTGGTACAGCTATAGTAAGTCCTAGTGGCAGTTTCAATGGAGTGGCAAAGGTAATTGAATCTGATTCAGACGGTGTTCTTCGAGCAGTGTTCAAGATTCCAGAAGGACAATTCTTTGTTGGCGATAGAAAACTTGAAATTTTAGACGTTCCAGATATTGCGGATAAAGACGCTGCAACATCATATGCTTCAACAAACTATAGTGCGTTTAACTTTGAGGTAACAAAGGCCACTTTGTCAACGACTACTATTCCACCTCAATTTAATATTGATACAACAATTACATCGGTTGCGACACAACAATCGCAGGGCGGTGGTGGATCAGATCCTATTGCTCAAACGTTTATCATTGATCCTGATTCATCTTCAGATACAAACGTGTTTGTATCAAAAATTGACCTGTTCTTTGCAAAAAAGAGTAGAGCTGGTAAAGGTGTTGGAGTACAAATTCGTGAGGTTCAAAATGGATTCCCAACAGGTCCAGCGCTACCATTTGCGTCAATACATTTAAATGCAAATCAAGTTAATGCGCCATCGGCATCACCTGCGGCCAATACAGTGCAATTCGGTGCAACAACAGTAACGTTTGAGGCTCCTGTTGCCCTTCGAACAAATACTGAGTACGCTATTGTTATTGCACCTGATGGTAATGATCCGGATTATCTAATGTGGATCTCTCGTACTGGTGAAAGAGACGTGGATACTAATGTTGCAATTACACAAGATAGTAACGCAGGTGTTCTATTCACTTCGACTAACGCTAAAACTTGGACTCCGTATCAAAATGAAAACTTGAAATTTACTCTGTATGCATCAAGATTTAGCAATGCTACAGGTAACCTTAAACTCACTAACGACAATCATGAATTCTTTACAATTTCAGATCTTACCGGAAAATTCGTAGATGCTGAAGAAGTGTTTATTCAAAAAGGTGCAGGTGCATATTTAACTGGTACTGTTACATTAGTAGATGGTAGCAATATTGTCACTGGTACTGGCACTAGTTTTGAATCGCAATACTTAGGAAAAGATCATATTATAACATATAATGGTACTGATTATCAAGCGTTAAAAATTAAAACTATTAACAACGACACACAAATGACATTGTTTGAAGCTTCACGATATTCAGCATCTAACATTGCAGCACATTACACATCACCGGTTGGAAGATTGATTTACATTAACGAAAATGCACCAGCTAAAATGATTCTTGAGTCATCGAGTGCTAAAAGTTCATTTGTTTTTGCTGCAAACGACATTGTTCGCGGAGAAACATCTGAAGCAACAGTTAAAATTGTAAGTGTAGATAATTTAAAAGTTAGTTATATTCAACCGATGATTAGTCGAGCAAAT